TTGAAAAGTTCGCCAAGGTGTGCCCACAGGCGAATCATGTTAATACCGATGACTTCCTGCAAATGGCAAAGGTCATGGCTAACGGTCGGATGCACTTCGGCAACCAAAGCAGCCCATTCGCGGTTGCGGAAATATTCGACCTGCCCCGCGTGCTGGAACTTTCGCCATACTGCCCGAATGTGGTAAGCACAGGGGAAAACTGGGGAGTGGTTTACAATAACGATAACATGAAGTGGCACGTGGAACGCTTATGCCGCATGGAACAAAAACAAGAAACCCCCATTATCATAAACCCGTCATGAGTAAATACACATTTGACCCTTTGCCCCTGACATGGTGGCACACGATAGAACTTCCGGACGGCACGAAGACCACAGGGGTTCACGATTACGACACGGCAACAGGCGACCGCTATCTATTCCCGGACGTGAAAGGTAAAACCGTACTGGACATTGGCACGTTTGACGGCTATTGGAGCGCACGGGCGAAGAAGAACGGCGCAAAGAGTGTGATTGCCCTCGACTACAACAAGCGGGAAACGGCTGAGCATATCGCGAATACTTTTAAATTCAAGTACTTTGCCGGGCATAACATTGACTTTAACAAACCATACACGGAGGCGATACCTTCAGACGTGGTGTTGTTCTATGGGGTAGTGTATCACCTTTACAATCCGGTGCAGGGAATCATTAACGCTATTTCACTAACTGCCCCGGGCGGCATCATGTGCATCGAATCAGCGGTGAATCAGGCAGGCGCGATGGGTAACAACGTAAGGTTTAACCCTGCCACGCATGATGGGGATGAAACAAACTACTTTATGCCCACAATCCAGGGGCTAAAGGACACCATCGCGGTTGCTGCAAAGGTTATTGACGCGAAGATAGAAATGATTGCCGAGGCAACCGATAACGGGCAGCACAGGTGGGCGGCTCAATATCGCGTTAAGTGAAACCCTACAAGCGCATTTACCTTGAAGCACGCAACCTTACACAAACCGATTTCATCCCCTGCGAAGTCTGCGGAGGGCAGGCGGTCGATATCCACCACATACAGGCAAGGGGGATGGGCGGGAGCAAACTACGGGACAATCCCGAAAACCTTATCGCCTTGTGTCGAGCTTGCCATCATGAGGCTGACTTTGGCACGGGATTGTCAAAAGAGTATTTACGACAAATCGTAAAAGACAAACTACATGAAAGGAAGACCACGCAAAATAGAAAGCCCTGAAGCATTGCAACAGGCATTTGATGAATACATGGCGCATTGTGCCACGTTCACTAAATCGGTGTTGAGCAACTCCGGGAAGTTGGTAGATGTTCCAACGCCCCGCGTTCCTACCGTTGGGGAGTTCTGCCGCTTCTTGAAAATGGACAGGCGAATGTTTTATGAATACGGGAAGCGCGAAGAATTTTCGGACACTATAAAAGATATTGATGCTCAAATCCACGATGCAAAGCAAATTGCGCTGCTGAATGGGGAAGGCAACACTACTGGAATCATCTTTGACCTCAAGTGCAACCACGGATGGAAGGACAAAACCACCATCGAACATGAGGGCGAAATCACCGTAACCATGAACCTGACACAATGAGTGCGCACGACCCTGACCACTACAAGGGCGCGGTAGAGTGCATCGCTGCTATCAAAGCCAGCCTTTCTCCCGTTGGCTATCGGGGCTACCTGAAGGGGAATATCATGAAATATCTTTGGCGGTATGAAAAAAAAGGCGGTGTGCAGGATTTGGAGAAAGCACGCGTTTACCTTAATTGGCTGATAGATGATAATACTCCCGGCGACCATTGAAGGCGTAACCACGCGCAAGGACAGAACGTGGAAAGTAACGCTTGGCACGCAGGAATTGCCCGTGGATAAAGCGGCGGCCCTGCTGACGTTAAATCACCAACTCGCATACGTTGCCATCAAGCCTGAATACTTCAGCGGCGAAGAAGAACAGCTACTCGACCAGCTAAAGGCAGACCCCGAGGCAGGCGGCAAAACACCCGGTTCCCGGCTTCGCGCTGTGTTGTATCGCAACTATGAGCAGGACGCACAGGGCTTCGGCTCTTTCGCTTCGTATTACGAGCATCACATGGAGCGGCTGATTGAGCATTTTAAAGGGAAACTAACATGAACATTTTAGGCATACTCAACGGCATGAGCGGTATCAGTTATCACCGCTTATACGCCCCACTCCATGACTTACAGATTCGCGGCTTCGCGCAAATTGACATCTGGAGTCCACGGGATGAGCAAGGCGCATACCGCCCGCTGCCAGACTTGGATAAATACGATCTTGTTATCTGGAATGGAACGCTTGCCGAACCACAGGAGCAGATTATTTCCATCCTGAACACACGCGGCATACCGTTTATAGTGGACATAGACGATTACTGGATGCTCAACCGTTACAATCCCGCTGTGGATGAATGGAAACGCCGGGGGCTATCGGCTAAGGTGCAGGCGGCTTTGTACCACGCAGACGCGGTTATCTGCGAGAATGACCGATTGCGGGAACAGGTTTACAAGGTGAATCGCAACGTCTATACAATACCCAACGCCCTGAACCTTACGGAGTTGCAATGGAATCAGGAAAAGCAGCCGAGCGACAAATTCCGCGTTGGCTTTGTTGGCAGCAGGTCGCATCGGTATGACCTGTTCACCATAAGTCAGGCGGTGCGCGAGTTCTGTGAAGAAACAGGAAGCGAGTACAACATCTGCGGATATGATGAGAAAGACCCTGAGTGGACAGCGGTGGGGAATGATGTTGCCCCTGTCGGGCATCCTGACTGGCTGAAACTTCGCCCCGGGGTTCACCCATCGCAATACGGCATCTACCTTTCGCGTTTGGATGTGGTGCTTGCCCCGCTCGTTACCTCGCAATTCAACAACTGCAAGTCCGACCTGAAAGTGAAAGAGGCTGGCTGCTATTCGCTGCCTGTTATCGCTTCAGACTTCGGCCCATACCATGACCATCCTTCGCACGGCGTTTACACCGCATCAGGCGTTAAAGAATGGAAGGCGCGGTTATATGAGGCGTACGAAGGCAAGTTAGACGGACGGCCTAACGCTGCATACCTGGAGAAACAGGGTGATTTGCACAAGGTGAATCTTGACCGGATAGCGGTATTGACTGAAGTGCTGGTGACACGATAAAAAAATATTTTACTTTTTTGTTGATATGATATTGCAAGTGTGGAAAACGGTTGTATATTTGTGACATGGAAACGATGCCCGTTACCTCCGCCACCAGCAGCAAGGCTGCTCAGTATAACGCAGCAAAAGATGCGCTGCTTGGTTTGATTCGTGCCAATATGGCCGAGCCTAAACGCGCCTTGATTGGTGCGATGGTAGAATTCCTTCTTCAGGAAGGTTTGTGCGCCGATAGAAACTCGGCTGAAGTTCTTGCTGTGAAACTTTACGCTTCGGCGTAAGGTTTCACATTATAAATTGAACCACTATATTTGCAACACCATGAACACAGAACAATTAGAACACTTTGCTTACGGCCTGCCCGTAATGGAGCGGCTAGAAGAATTGGGTATCGCATGGCGCGAGGGAATAATCGACGCGCTTGCGACGTACATCACCCTGAACCGCATTGCGAAAATGCTTGACCAAATCAAAGACGAGGTTAAGCCTTACGCGATACAGCAGGCTGACCAATGGCACGAAAAAACATTCTCTTACTTTGGAGCAACAATCGAAAAGAAGTCAGGCGCTGGCCGTTGGGATTTCAAAGGCGTGCATGCTTGGAACGAAGCAAAGGCAACCTTACAATCCATTGAGGAACGCGCGAAGGCGGCAGCGCAGGCAGCGGCAAAGTTCGGCGCGGCAATGGTCAGCGAGGACGGTGAAATTCTGACGGGTGCTACATACACCCCGGGTGCGGATATAATTGCATTGAAGGGGTTATGAAACAGACGGCGGTACAATTTATTATGGACAATTTGCAAGCTAATCTTGTTTTAAATAAAAACTATACTCAAATGTGGGAACAAGCCTTGCAAATGGAGAAAGCGCAAGTAATTCATGCACATTTGACAGGGTTGATGCATCCATTAGAAATGGAAGCTACGAAACAAGCTGAACAATACTACAACCAAACCTACGGAGGTAAACCATGAACAACTCACGCTATTTCAAAGTGGCAGACCTTGTAGAGGACACCTTCGGCATACAGGGCCGGATTGCCAAAATTAACGACCTGCAAAACCGCGTATGGGTATGGGTCGGAAACGGGCAGATGTGCTACGAGCCACGGGAACTAAAACTCATTCATCGCGATGGGATGGAGGATGGACCGGAGTTGATAGAAGAAGAAGATTAGCCGCTGACGGGCGGAACGTAGCCCTCGGAACAGCATAGCTGCGAAATCCCGGGCGCACATCGTAAGGTGCGGCTGTTAGCCTTCAGCGGATTAAAGGCACTTGACCGGGTGGCGTAATTGGTAACGCCCCGTATGGTACGGGAGATGATGGTTTGAATCCGTCCCCGGTCGCAAAGCCGCTCTGCAACCTCCGAACGACTTGTTACCAACAGGTACGCTGATGTAGGTGGAGCGGGGCGGCTTATTCTGTTCCATAGATTAGCGCGGCGAAAGCTGCCCTTTTCTTTTGCGACAAATTGCACATTTCCCCATTATAGAAAATGGCTTATTCAATACAGCAGCAGCCGCAGGACTACTCACCAGCATTTAATCCGCTCACATTCGTAGTTCGTGAAACGGACACGGCAATAACCGGAGCATCCAATTTCCGCTACCTGTGCGAGGTTGAGATTGACGGAACAATCCAGGCTAAGTTAAAAGCCCCCATTCGCTATGGAAGCAGCCAAAACGAAGCGGTTTTCGACATCACCGAAATCATTGCTTCCTACGTTGGCAACGACTTTGAGCCACCATCAGCGGCGGCGGTTGTCGGGCAGCCTCGCATCATTACCTATCGCGCTAAGTTCGGTTATGAATACGGCAGCGGGGTTGTTACTGAAGCAACCGGAATAGTAAACACCGGGAATAAGTTTTCGTGGGATGCCTGCTTGCCTGTTCAGGACTTCCTTGGCTATGACCAAGCCGACTACCTGACCGCATCAGGCGGGACAGCAGGTGCGCAATTTCTTACCACGGTTCGCCCTCGCAAGGTGCAGGCGGATGAGGCGCATACGATTCATGCGCTGTTTGGTACTGACACGGCAAACAAGGTGTTTGAGTTCAAATCCTACAACGCGGCGGGAACGCTGCTTCAGACGGTTCAGAAAACCTTCACCTATGTTGATTACAAATCGCGGCTGTTAGCTGCTGATTGCACCTTCAACGGCATAGGTTTTACATCCGGTAACGAGGCGTATTACACCGTGCAGGCATACCCGTCAGGATACTCCGGCAAGGCATCGGAAACAATGCGTTTCGACCTGTGGGCAGAGTGCAGCAAGTACGACCCTGTCACGCTTCACTTCCTGAACACCTTGGGCGGGTTCGATTCCTACACCTTCCGCAAACGCACGGTGCGCAACTTGACGGGGGAGAAAAAGACATTTGAACAGGACAGCTTCAGGTACACCACCGGGGCTTACAACTATTCAAACGCACGCGGCGGTGTCACAAATTATACAACAATGGTGACAGAGCAATGGACGCTTAACACGGATTTTTTGTCTGATACAGAGGCCGAGTTTATCGAGCAATTACTCTTTAGCCCAGTGGTTTACATGGGGGCGTTTAGTGCGCTGGAAAAGGTTACTGTAAACTCCACCGAGTTTGAGCGCAAGTACAACCGAGATGGGCTGGTGCAGTATTCTGTGACCATTCAACGCGCACTCACAAACAGGAGGCAACGCCTATGATGCGGCTGTTTATTGAAGGGCGGCAAGTTGATCTGTCGGAAAACGAGGTGCTGCAAGTAACGCGGGAGATAGCCGACATCCGCGAACCTTCGCAGCGGTCATCCGATTGGTCGCGCACATTTCGCATCCCCGGAACATCGGCAAATAACAAGCTATTCGGCCACATCTTCGATGTAAATCAGGAGCAGCTAAACAACGGAACGCAATTCGCACCGGACTTTAACCCGAACAAGAAAGCGGCTGCACTCGTTACCGTGGATGAGGTGGAACAGGTGCGCGGATACGTTCGGCTGCTAAATATCAGCGTTGTGCGCAAAGGGCAAATCGAATACGAAGTTTCAGTTCATGGGCAGGCGGCTGACCTGTTTGCGAAGATCCGAAACAAGCAGCTTTCTGATATTGACCTTTCTGAATTTAACCATACCCTGAACCGCACCAACATCATCAATAGCTGGAACTTCACACCTGCCAGCGGGTACGTTTATCCCATGATAGACCGAAACAGAACCGATGTTCCTTTTTCGATAGTGTGGAGGGTGCAGGACTTTTACCCTGCTGTTTTCGCTAAAACCTTAGTTGATAAGATATTTACCAGCGCGGGATTTTCATATACTTCGGATTCGTTTTTCAATACTGACCTATTTAAAAAGTTGGTGATCCCTTCCCCCGGCGTTCCACAAGTAAACGAGGCCGTGATATTTTCACGCAAGGCCCGGGCAAGGCGCACGGCTGACCAAAGCTATTTAGAAGGCAGCACCATCATCTTTAACGACGACAGCAGTAGCGGATACTGGGATAACGGAGGGAACTTCG